CGTTTGTCGGGTTCCACTATAATAGGGAACACACTTAACAATCTCAATTTCATCAGTACTCCGCAGGTTACACGGTGGTAAAGCGTAAACCACATGAAGAAGATTCGATTTCTCGAAGTGATGCAATGAATAAATTCACATCAACAGAGGTTGCAGTCTATTACAGTCTACGGATTCAAACCGCACTACAGATAGACTAGGAATGCCTTCTAAACAGAACGGGTCAAAGTTTAACCCCGTTACCGTTGAACGATCGCCTTATCGGCGACTAAGCACACCATTCTCGCAAATTCTCTGAAGGAATCACCAAGATAATCTCGTAACTTCTTCATATCATGTAACCAACTCCAGTCTCAATGAGACTAGCAAGTGACTACCCGAGGGTAGCAGTGGGGTCGGGTGAACCATGGATCAAACCATGTATCATCAGCGACCGGAAAACCACGAATCCACACACGTTCCGCGTGGCGAACGTCCATTGGTTTCTGGCGACCGAGAGTGACAATATCTTCAAGTCTTCTCTCTTGACAAGCTGTCCAAAATGTATTTTTAACAATCAGACCATAAGCTTCGTCAAAACCGCGACCGTCGTCTGTGTCAGCGAAGGAAAGTTGCTTCATGATACTGGAATGAATTTTCCATGTCGTATCTTTTCCCAAACTAGGGAAATGCTTCTTTCTCTCCTTCAACACACGACAGATAGCGCGGTCATAGCCAGAGGGTTGATACCTCCCAAACGATTGGAGGCCAATTCCACCGTACCATTGAGGTACGAACCAAGGAAGTGTAATTCGGTTTTTCTCACAAAATGTTCGGAAATTCTTTAGGAAAAGACGGTAATACTCACCTCTGAGACGTAAAGGAAAGGTCTCGAGGAGCTCACGGGAGTTTGAAGCGAAGGTGTTAACTTGGCCCCATACAGATTCGGTACCCATAGGGCCACCAGATCGTCTGAGGTTCAAGACGACACCATAATTGATGAAAGGAATCATCATATAAGGTCGCAATTCTTTCTTCCAGAGCAGAGTTCCGTCTATCTGACAGAGTACACGACGTCCCCATCGATACAAGAAAGTTGTACTATTGATATTACAAAAATAATCAGAGTAATAGTACTTTCCTATAGAAGGGAGCATTCCGAACCAGGGACAGAGCGTAAGCCACATAGAATGTGTGTTCACATTGGCCGGAAAGAGAGCATCATCGCCATTAACTACAAGGCGAGCTGACTGAAGAGTCAGTGTTCTTCTTTCCCCACATTCCATAGACATTCTACACAAAGCTGCATTAGCTAAGCACAGTATAGGGAAGGAGGAGATCGAACCCATAAGTTGACCATTTTCTTGATTTAAGAAATTTCCAAGGTCATCTTTACGAGGTTCTTTAATGATATGGTGAATCAAAGATCGAACATAAAGTTCTTTGAACTTAACGACGAAGTCCTTATCTTCGAAATCTTGGAAGAGAACATCAACTAGTTCTCCTGCCAAGGTCTCTGAGACCCAGGACATCATACCGTCGGTCGCATCTTTATAATCCACCGAATTCAATTTCTCCCCTTTTCCCAAAGTCTTTAGTCTATCGGCCAAAATTTGTTCAGTGACAGGCTGTCCTATAAGAGAAAAACAAGGATGATGGCGCATTACAGAATGAACGTACGTTTGAAAAGATTTTAGTACGTATCCCATCAAAGGAGGTCCTTTAGTAATCACTCTGATTTTCAAGGCCTCCGGTAATGCCACAGTTTCCACCAAAGGGTTTTCCACGAAAGCACGTTCAAAGAGTTCTCTATAGCCAGAAATTTCTGAGAGCTGATTATACTCAGTATGAACGATCTTTCCCACTAATGAAGGTGAGAAGCATTCTCCCTCCTCGTCCCATGTATCAAACACCGTAGGGTGGATACATCGTTTAATAGGGACCGGTATTGTGTCTGTCTCCTCATAGATGGAGCCAACGGCTCCACACGAACTACGAGAGGAATAATAGTTTGCGGACGTCGATGGAAATGGTAACTTAAAGATATCATCAATAGTTACTCTTTTCTTTCCAAAGACTTCTCTAACAGTTCGCCTTAATTCACCTTTGAGGTGATCGCGACTGATTTCGACATCACATACCTTGAGGACTTCTACACCCCGTGCTGGATCATCTTTCTTCGTGGTGAGTTTCGTAAACGTTTCATGTTCAGCCTCTTTCAGACCATTCTTGGACGCTCTAGGGCATCCTTTCTTGATCTTATTGAGACTGTCCATAAATTGAACATAACACTCATCACACGCATCTCTTCGGAAAAGACGGAACCAACGCGCCCAAACGTTCCCAATAAGGATCTGAGGAAGATCCGGGTTTACGAAAGGCGTCGGAGGAACCTTCTGATCCATCCAAGATGCAAAGAAAGCTGAAATTTTATACTTCATAACCTTGATCCAAGGATCACAGCACTTCAACTCACTTGCTAGCTCATTCCATTGATTTATAGTCTCCTTTGGTTTGAAATTAGTTTTAATAAAACCAAAGGCCTGCGACAAATGAACAATCAAATTCATGCAGGACTCGAGACTGGAGTAATCTCTACCATGGGTCTCCGGTAGTGAATCAAGCTGCGTACGCAGCTTGCAGATTTTGCAAGTCGACTGGGCAATGGTCGATAGCGTATCTGAAACACTACTAGAGAAGGGTTTAGGAAGAGCTTTTTGCTTTTTCAGACTTCCAAG